CGGGTGGGATAGGAGATATTTCTCCGCCATCGATAAATAATCTTTTGGCGATTTCACCTAGATTATTATAATTATTGAAAGAATAAAGCAATTGCTTTTTTCCTTTCGTATTTATATACTCTAGAATGTTCTCACCTCGGATTAAACCGGTGGCGATATCTTCATTGGGAACTTTTCGTATAGAAGTAATGGATTTTAATAAATTTATATCCATTCCTAATGTACTTAAAGTCTCCATATATTCCCACGCCCCTGTTTTCGAATGCATGACTACGTCATCACCAATCATTGCATAAAATGATTTATCATTTTTTGCAAAATTAATGATGGCGTGGTGGGTTATAGTCATAGCAGCCCATGAGGACAAAAACCCCATAGGTTGACCTACAGCATAACTCACGCTTGTGTTTAGCGGTTTGACAAGAAAGCTCCTGTCAACCAATAAACTTCTCCAGAGTGATGCCAATCCTTTAGGCAATAATACATTTAGTATTTTTGTCTGTAAGGATACAGGCATTCGGTCTGTCGCGGCCTTGAGGTCGAGACATTCCAATGTTGAGTGTTTGGTAAAAGTTCTTACCCTTTTAGAAATATTAGAGTGAGAAAATGTCCCATCGCACGGTAACCTCTTTATGACTTTATATAAATGGTCATGAATTGGTTTCAACACACTTTGGCTCCAGATATCGGGAATACAAATAACTCTAGTCTTTCCTCCTCCTTCTTGGAGAAAGTGAAGGCGACCGGTTATGAGTGAACTCTTTATCTTGAGATGTTTACACATAGAATATGAATTTCGGAATAAAGAGCTCCAGATCTTAAAAGCTTTAGCGGTAAAAACTGCTCGAGCTATTTTGAAAAGGAGTTTCCAAATTCCTGATTCATAGACAGCCATGCAATCCAGTAAACTCGTTTCCCCCAAAGCATTAGGGCCATTGGCACTAGCTTTAGGAGTGGCGAAAACTGGGTTATCGGATTGTATAAAAGGTATATGACGCACT